CAGGCTGCACTCCATCCGGGGCGCGGTAGGCTGCTGGGTCGGTAGTTTCGGGGCGCTGGTACAGCCGGCCGAGAGCAGCAGGCACAGGGGCAGCCAGGTAGGCCGCAATCGCTTGGTCATTGCGTTTCAACTCCTCAAAGGCCGCAGCCTGGTCTGATGCGTTGCGGGTAACGGTTTGCCCGAGCTGCTGCATGCGGCGCTCGATGTCGGCCAGGTCGCCCAGCAGCTGCTGTTGGCCAGCCAGCACGCCAGCCTGCAGCACAACCATGGCCTGTGACTCTGCCAGCCGCTGCTCCGCTGAGCCGGCGCGCTGCTCTTGCAGCTCAATGCGCGGAGCCAGGCCCCACCAGGTCACGCCAGCAACTGCTGCAGCCAGCGCCAATAGCAGCGCGATGCGCCACCCACCAACGGCCTGGGCCGTCAGTACTCCACTCAGGGCCATAGGCACCTCTCTAAGCTGTGGTTTCGATTTCATCGCGCCAGGCGCCCTCCGGCGCCTGATGTAAGCCAGGGCTTAGATTCAGGGCACGTCCTTGAAGAAGATGTGCCTCCCAATCTTGCAGGTACGCGTCGCGCCCTTCGTCCAAGCCGGCGCCTTCGCAAGGCTGGTCGAGTAATAGTGGGTAGCCCCTGCGGTCGGATCGGGGCGCCGCCCTTCGAGCACGATCACTGCCGCCTCACGCGCCTGCATGAATTGAGCAGCCGGGATTGGCTTTTCACCACGCAGGTAGGCCGAGTTCGGGTCGCTGGCATTCCAGCAGCTGAACTGCCAGGGCTTGCGGCAAACACCCTCGTAGCCCTCGCCCCACCAGTCAGGCTTGCCGTCATTGCCCAAGTCCATCTCCACCCGGTTACGGATGGTGTGCCCGACCGCAACCATGCCAGCCAGGCCCTCGCCTCGCGCCTCGCCCCACAAGGTACGGGCCAGCACGTCGATATCCCGCTCTTTACTCATCATGCCTCCGGGCACAAAAAAGCCCGCTCAGAGCGGGCTTGGTCTAGGATTCATCAGCCACCAGGGAAGGTGGCTCTCGCTTGGGTTTACACATCCACGTCATAGTGCGGCAGGCTCGGCGCCGGGCCGGTGATCACGCCGTCTGCGATGTAGGCCTTGCTGTTCACCGGCACGTCGACGCCGCGCACGGTGGCGCGAGCGCCGTTGCGCAGCTCCACCTCACTGATGCCGGCGGTGGTATTGATGGCCTTCACCGTGGCCACCGTCCGCACCCCACCGGGCAATAGGCCGATGAACTTCTTCCAGGGGTTCACTGTGGCCATGAGTGGTGCCGCTCCAGTTTCAGCTGTTGGTTGACCTTCGAGGCGCCCGTGCCTGTAGCCGAGATCTCGACCGACAGACACAGTCCCACCCACGCGCCGCTCTCCTCCGGCACCTTGCAGAGCATGCCCGGCAACACCAGGCCAACGCCCTTGTCGTCGCTGGTGTGGAACAGCGGCAGGTTGTGCCCCACGATCTCGACGTTGCCGCCCTTGCACAGCTCGTGCAGACCGCGCTGGCGGTTGGCCGGCTGATCCGTCAGCCAGTCGTCATGCACGTCCTGGGTCGGATTGTCGCCAGCAGTGCCGGCGCGGCGTACCAGCATCGAGCAGCCGTGCGAGGTGCCAGAGGTGTAACAGGCATTCCACGCCGGCTGGGGCGTCCAGTCACCATCCAGGGCGCTCATCATGATCGGCGGCAGAATGCGCTCGATAGGCGCGTCCGGGTCATCCCAGGCCCACGGCGCCGCCTCATAGGTCGGCCGCACCTCCAGAGTGTCGGAGTCCCGCGCCGGCCGCACGAAGGCGCCCACGGTCTCGGCAATGCGCGCGATCACCTGCATGGGCGTCTGGCTCTGGTAGCTGAAGGCGCCGGCCGGGAACGTCCAGTCGGGCGGCCCCACATTCTCGGCATCCCACACCAGGGTAAAGCCGGTGTCCTGCAGCTCAGCGTCTGCCGCCTGGCGGGCGGTGAGCATCGCGCCATTCAGGCCCGTGCGTAGCGGCGCGTAGGGCGCCGCCAGCAGTTGGGTACGGGTCGCACCGTTGAGGGTGTAGGCCTCGCTGGCGAACTTGAGGTTGCGCGTCCAGCGCTCCACCAGGATGACCCATACCCAGCCGTTGATACTGACCTCAATCTCCTTGGCGCCCTCCTCATCCGGCCTGACCAGATCGAGCGCGGCGCGGGTGAAGATTTCGCAGCTGAACTTCCAGCTGAAGCTGTCTTTGTCCAGGCCGACCCGGACGTTCTTTGCCTCGATGGGCGTGCGCGCCGGCAGCACCACCACGTTGACGATGTTGGCGATCATGTAGGTGTCCAGAATCTCGGGATCGGGTGGCGGCTCGGGCAAAGGCTTCACCGGGCCGGGGTAGTCCACATAGGGCAGGCCAGTGAGCCGCCCGTCCAGGCGCTGTGCCTTGCCCCACGGCACACGCATGGCCAGGTTCACCCGACGCGCGTCCTGCCAGCGCCCGCCGATGCCGCCCGTGTCGGTCGGCTGAATCGCGGGCGTGGCCGGCTCGTAGCGGAAGTCGAAGAACACCAGCGGCGTGGTGCTCGGCACATAGGCCTGGCCGCCGAAGTTGAACGACAGCGCGCCGCTGCCCGGCACGTACAGGCTCGCCTCGATGGCACGGGCAGCGTCGAAGCGCGGGCCGTACTCATTCGAGCGCCGCGCCCTGATGCGGCTGGCCACGTCCTTGGTCGCCGGCATCGGGTTGTAGATCAGCACCAGGCGCAGATCGAGCGCACGCAGGGTGCGATCCCAGCCAGAGGCCAGCGCCATATCCTTGTTCGGCACCTGGCCCCACAGCTGCGCGCTCTGCCGGCAGCTCATCTGCTCAGCGATGCCCCAGGCTGCAGCGGTGGCCGCGTCGAGCTGCGGCACCGCATCCCAGGGCATGGCCATGTCGGCATGGTCACGCCGCCGGCCCTGCCGCCACGGCAGGCGCGGCAGGGCATCGCGCTTGGCCAGCGCATTCCAGGGCAAGCCGGCGCCCTGGCGGTCGGCTCGGCGCGCAGCGCTCCACCCTCCACCCACTTCTACCGTCAGCATCAGCTTGGCTCCGCAGTGACAGGCCCGTGGGCCAATGGTCGGTAATAGCGCACCGCCTCGGCGCGGGCCGTGCCCAGCTCGCGCGAGCCCTCGCTGGTGATGGGCCACCAGGTAGGCTCAGCTGCCGGCAGCGCACCAGGCTCGGTGATCTGGTACAGCACCCCGGTGAACACCGAGGGGCGGATGCGGCGCCCCACTTCGACAGTGAGCCCAGGCGAGAACGGAATGCCGAAATCGTCCAGGCCCAGCGCGTACAGCGAGCCGTCGACCACATCGAGATCCACAGTCACCGTCCCGTCAGCAGCAGAGGTGCCGGAGCCAGCCACCCGCCACTCCCCGTCCAGCTTGCGCTCGACCACCAGCACATCGCGCTCGGCTGGCATCCCGTCCAAGCGGACAAGCGCGTCGACGGTGGCCGGTTCGGTCACCTCGCTGCCCGTGCCGGTGAGGATGTTGAGGGTGTAGGTGCCAGCGCCAGGGATAGCCAGGTACTGGGCATGCACCTTGGCCGGCGGCGTGGTGTCCTCGGCGTAGACCACCCACCCTGGCTGGTCGACCAGCTCCTGCCGCAGTACGTTGACGTAGGGCGTGAACTCACCGCCCAGCGCCTCCTGCGCGATGTCGCCCTGGCCGGTGGTGTTGAACACCCGACACACCCGGACGTACTTCACCCCCGGCGTGACCAAGCCATCCCGGAGAACCCTAAATCGGATGGCGTCCTTCAACAGCATTACCAGTGTCTGGACTGGTGTATCGAAGAATGTAGGCATCACCAGTACGCCGGATTGTCTGTCGTGATCAGGGCGCAACGCCCGCCTGTTTGAGCCATCAACGGGAGATAGCAGTAACCGTCTGACAGAGGAGTGAAGTTAAGGATGTTTTCGCTCGTGTAGTCCACCGTGGTGGACGCCCCCTCAAGCTGCCGCCGAACTAGGTTCGAGTAGTAGCGCGACATCAGGTTTTCTCGACGGATACCCCGCAGACCAGGCTGGGGCGCACCACCACCCGACCACCGCACCTGGCCCATCTCTAACGACAGCATGTCTGTGATAGAGCCAGGATTGAGGATCGAGATACCGCTGCTGGATACGTGGTTCGAGATCACCGCCGCGTCGGCGTACGAACCATCAAGGAAAGCCGTAATCCCTGCGGTATCCACCAGCAAGCCAGTTCTCGGATTCCTGAGCGTGGTGAAAGCGATCCGGTCGAAGTAGAGAGCCAGCTGCGGGGTGTTGATGCCCGACTGACGGTTACCACCCGCGGCAATATGGTTGCCACCCAGGTCATCGCCCACATACAGCGTTCCTACACCAGACGCCGTATCAAGGCCCGTGCCCGAAGTCGCGCCGGTATATGCAGCAATGGTAAAGATGAACGTCCGGCTGTCCGCCACCATGATCCACCGGGTGTTGGTGTTCCAGTAGAAAAGGTCGGTACCGAAGAGGACAGGCAGAGTAGTCGAGCCACTTGTGCCGGACACCACGCCTTGCCCTTGCGGAATACCGTTCGCCCCCATACCGGTGTAGGTGGCATGCAGAAACACCCGAAACACGCCGTGGAACTGCAGGTTGGTGTTGACGACGTAATAGCCGCTGGTGATCGACACATAGTTGCCAGCTGCATTGCGCAACACCAGGTACTGATCCCCCTCGTCAATCAACGTCCAGCCGGCAGCCGGCCGAGTGCCGTAGCCACTCACCAGGCAGGCCTTGAGGATCAGCTTGTAGTTGTTGAACCGCTGCAGGGAAGACGTAGTGCTGGTGTAGAACGCCGGCAAGCCGGCGTCCTTGGAGCTATAGCATTGAGGCATCAGTCTGCATCCCCTCTGATCTGCAGCTTGAACTGGTCGTCATCCACCGTGCCCTGGCCACTGATCACCGTGCGGATCACCCACAGCGGGCCCAGGGCAGCATCCGTGTTGAAGCGCACCGCGTTGGCCGCAGCCCAGCCGCTGCCCCACCCCTCTTTCTTGATCAAGAAATAGGGCTCGCCGGTCAGCGGGTTGATCGGGGCGCAGTCGCTGGTGATGTTGCCGGTGGTGATGACGCCGAGCTTTTCTTCCACCACCTGGTAAGCCGTGCCACTGGTGAACACCAGCGCCCACTTGCCGTCGATGGCGCCCTTGTTGGTGATGACCGGCGGATAGCTCAGGCTGTTGTACTGCGCGGTGGTGGTGTTGCCGACCGGCACGTCCGTCCAGTTCGGCGCGCCAGTGCTCCACGTCTGCTGGGTGAACCAGGTGTGAATCCGCGACTGCAGGTCACCCCAGGTCACAGCGCTGGATACCTTGGTCTCCTCGGCCGGCAAGTCCCACGGCATCGGCGCGCTAAGCCCGATCTCCCCAGTAATCTGCACCTCAGAGCACATGGTCATGTGTTCCACCCGGTCGCGGATCTTCAGCGGCAGGGTCAGCGGCGAACCGTCCTCAGCCTGCAGCACCACCGGATTGGCCCAGGTGACGCTGCCGGCTTCGCGGTCGACGCTGTAGGACGCAGCCCGCAGCGCCACGCCATTGGCGTCCACCACGGTGATGGAGGCCTGCTGCTGGCGGGCTAGCGGCACAGTTCCACCGGGCGCAGGCGAAGCCACCACCGTCTCGGCGGTGTGATGGATCACCAACACCCCGCCCTCGCGGTAGATCGGCACGCGCCCATCCGCCGGCAAGCGCACCGGGTCAAGGCCCAGCAAGCCCGCATCGAGCGGCAACTGGGTCTGCACGACCGCGTTGTAGCGAGCCAGCAGCGGGATCACCGGCACATCACTGGCGCCGGTCTCGTCGTCCAGGTCGGTGGTGAACACCACCCGGGCAATTCCCGTGGCGATGTCGACCGTACCCTGGACAATGCCGTCATCGATCAGGCCATTGGCGTCCGCCGTGGCGGTCACCACCTGGGCGGTATCCGTCCGCACCACGGTCAGCTGCAGGCTACCGGAGCGCAGCGGCGCGCCAGGCGTGCGGAAGGTCAGCGCGGTGACGCTGAAGCCGACCGAGGCAGTCAGGCAGGCCAGGACGGTGACAGCGCTCGCCACGTTGCCGGCATAGCTGTTCAGCGTGACGCGGGCGGACGCATAGTCCACGGTGCCGACAGCCGTGCCGCCGTTGGTGTTACTGGCGATGTCGCGGTAAATGATCCCCGAACGGTCGCAGTAGGTCGCGCCGTTCCAGGTGAACAGCAGCGAGCCCGGCACAATGGCCTCGCCCACACCCGGCAGCAGATCCACCGTCAGCGGTGGCTGAGCCTGGGTTGCAGACTGCGGCACCACTGCAACACCGGCAGCCTGGGCATCCACAGAGAGCGTGCCGCCGAAGCTTTCGCGGGTCGACACCGGAGTGGTAACCAGCAGGGGCTCGGTCACCGAACCGTTGACCATCTGTTTCTTGCGGTTGGTGTAGGTGTGTTCGTTGTAGTTGTACAGCGCGGCCACCTGCAGGGTGCAGGCCCCGGTGCTGTAGTTGATAGTGCCGGCGAAACCACCCTGCCAGCCGCCGGAGCCGTTGTCGGCGGCTGCCTTGGAAACGTCCACCAGGCCATCGAACACCGGCAGCGCGTTGCCACTCTCCACGGCATCCCAGTTGAGTGCCGGTGCGGCCTGGCGGCGGGTGGTCGCCCACTGCGCCCGCACGCTACCAGGCTTGAGCGGCGCGCCAGGAATGGTGAAGCTCGCATAGCCGCTGGTGTCGCTGGTCACGGTCAGCACGCTGCCGGTCACCGTGCCCTGCTCGTAGCTGTACGAGAGGCCAGCGGACGGGGTAGTGCTCAGCACCATGACCAGTTCACCGCTGGCATAGGCAATGGTGCCGGTGCCGCCCGTACCACTCAGCGCCCCGTTGCCGTTGTCGGTCAGGGTCTTGGTGGTGCTGCCGGCCAGATAGGTCACGGTCAGCGAGGTTGGGCGGATGCCCTTGTGCGGCAGGGTGAAGCGCACTTCCAGGCTCGGCACCACGCTACTGCCAGTGCGCTGGGTAACGGTGTTGTCGGCCGAGCTGATGTAGCTGTAGACCAGCGAACTGCCCACGTCCGGCAGCGCATTGAGGGTCAGCGACACGCTGCCGGTGGACAGGCTGATGGTGCCGGCGCCCTCGCCGGTCAGCAGGCCGTCGCCGTAGTCACGCAGCTCGTACCACTTACCCAGGGCCATGAAGCTGACCGAGAGCGTGCCACGGCGCGGAATAGCGCCGGCCAGATTCAGGGTGTACGTGAAGCCGCGATTACCCAGCGTCACCTCCACCTCGCCGGTGATGGTGTCGCCAGTCGCCGCTGCGCCTGGCTGGTACGAGGCCGTGCCGGTGCCGGTAAAACTGGTGCCAGTGCGCACCAGGGTGATCTCGCCGGTCTGGTAGTCGACGCGGGCGCTGCTGATCCAGTTGCTACCCGACACGAAGCGCAACGCGCCCTTGCGGTCATCGCTGAAGGTGCCGCCGTTCACGGTGACTGTCAGCGTGCCCGGCGCACAGCCAGTGCCCAGGAACGTGCGCGACTCACCTGCGACGGCGCCGGCCGCAACGGTGATATTCACGTTGCGCGCCGGGCCAGCAGGCAGATACACCTGACGCTGGTAGCCGGCCAACAGGTCGACCAGCGCGCTTTCCTTGGTGGTGCTGGGCACGAGCTGGCTGTAAACCGAAGCCACGCGCAGACTGAGGTCACCCACCGCGCAGGCCTGCGCCAGTTTGCTGATGCCGTAGTAGCGGGCAGCATCGGCCACCTGGGTGCTGAGCACGCGGGTCTTGGTCAGGCCATCCAGCGAGGCGGACGTGGTGCCGGCGGGCGTGACCTGGCCACCGGGGAAAGTGAACAGCAACGGGCCGCTCAGGCTCAGGTCAAGCCGGCGACGAATGAAGTTCTGGAAGTTGCCAGGAGTGTACTCGTAGGTGAACTGTTCCAGGCGCTGCTCCACAGCCATCAACCGCACGTACTGGGTGCCGTTCACGCCGGCCAGTTGGTACACCTCGCCCACCTCCGGCACGCGCTGTTCCTCGCGCTGCACGCAGGCAATGGCGCGCTGGCCACTGAGCTGGGTGCCCAGCAGCTCGAAGGCGGCAGCCGAGGCAGCAGCCACATAACTCTCGATGGCGTCGCGGGCGTTGCTGCGCTGGTCGGTCTGGCTGCCGGTGTTGAACAGCAGCACGCTGACGCGAGGATCTGCAGGCCCATCGGTGACGATGGCATGGGCGCCCAGGTAGGCGTCGTCATTCGTGGTCATCACCCCGGCGAACAGCTTGCGCAGGTTGATGCGGCCCACGGTGCGATCCAGGCGCGACAGGTCGGGAAAGACGTTATTCACCTCGCCATCCACGACAGCGGTGCCGGTGGCACGGCCGCCGCCGTCCGCCTCATCGGTCAGGCGCTGGCTCTTGAGCAACTTCACATCGGTGGTGGCGATGGACATTCAGGATTCTCCGGGCACAAAAAAACCCGCGCAGGGCGGGCTTGGGCGGTTGGTGTAGATCAGGGAGCAGGTGGCGGCGCCACGGTGATCAGGCGGAGGGTGAGCAGGAACAGGTCGTCAGGCTGGTACACCGCCTGGCGATACAGCGGGACAGCCTCCACCGGGGCGCCCGCCACGCGATTCCAGGTAACGTGATGCTGCTGGCCAGTGGGCAAGGTCAGCAGCATCACGATGCCTGGCTGATCGCGCAGGGCCTGCAGAGCGTCGATGGTCGCCTTGGTGAACCAGGCGCCATCGTTGCTGGCCAGGGTGACCGGGCGCCCAAACAACTTGACGCCCTCCTGCACAATCAGCGCGCCACCCAGCGAGCGGTCCTGGCTCTGTTCCACGGGATCCCATTCGTGCTCATCCGTCCATTGCAGCTGTTCACCCCCAAGGTCGGGGTCGCCGGCCAGGTCGACGGAGTCCAGCGTCAGGGTATACGGCATCACATGCTCCTCAGCGCCGCATCCTCAAGGATGCTCAGCAACGCGGTTTCTTCTGCATCACTCTTCACTGCAACGTCGACGGACTTGCCGCCCAGCTCCAGGCGAATGACCTTGCTCGGCGTGCTCGACTGCTCCTGAGACGGCGACGCTTTTTGCTCGGCCTCGACACGCTTTTTCTGCTCTTCCCGCACTCGGTTCTGCTCGGTCGCTGCCTCGATCTGGCGCAACACGCCGAGCGCACGCGATGCGTTGCTTACTGCATTGGCATCGCCGCTGGCCTGCGCTTCCGCCAGTTGTGCCTGAAGGTCTCGCTGGCGAGCAGCAAACCGGCGCCGCTGAATCTCGGCATCACGGCCCTCCAGTCCGTCAAGTTCGTCCTGCAGGCCCTCTAGCGTGCTGCGAGTAGACTGACCAAGTTGCTCCATCTGCTGCTCGGCCGACTTGATCGCCGACTCCAGCGCACTGAGGTCGGAGTCATCCAGCAAGCCCAGCGCAGAACGCGCGCCCTTGGCACGGGAAACGAACTTGGCCAGCGTGATGTCGCCTCGCTCGTAACCATCCATAAGCGATTGCAGCGAGGCCTTCTGCCCGAGATACGCCTGCTGGGTTTGCAGGCTCGTGCGCTGCATGTTGGCAGCCCACTTCCCCAAACTGGAGGTCAGCGGGTTGGACAGGGCGGCATCGGTAGCGGCCAACTGATCGTTGACCTTCTGCAGAGAACGGGCGGTGGCCTCCAGGCTGCTGGTGTCCAGCTCCATGTCAGCCGACTTGATCCCCCGCAGCTTGTCGTAGGCGTCGAGGGCGGCCTTGCTTAGCCCAGCAAGCGGCTCTCGCGCCCGGGTCAGCACACCCCCGAAGAAGCCCTCAACCGCGCTCATGTCGCGCTTGGCTTCCTCGCTGCCCTTGCGCCGAGCCTGCATTGCTGCATCGCCTGCCTGGCGCTCGGCCTCCATGCGCTTGCCGCTCTCGCGGCGCAGCTGCTCGGAGGTGACGATGGCATCCTCGTCGGCCTTGTTCTTTTCCTGCTGAGCCTTGGTGCCCTGCTGGACCGCCCCCTTGAGTTCCTTCTGCCGCTCGCTGGTTTCCTTCAGCGCCTGGTTGTACTGGCTGGCGGTGATCTCTCCATCGTTGTACAGCTTGCGCAGGGCGGTGCGGATGTTGTTGATGTCCACGTCCGTCTTGGCGCTGCTGATCGCAGCCTGCACCGACTTGAGGTCGCCCAGCTTTTCCTCCAGGTCGGACACGCCATCGGCCGCGCCAGATGCGGCGCCCTGCAGCTCCTTGATGCGGCCATTCAGCAGCGTGGTGCCCTGGGCGTATTCCTGCTGGCTGATGGCGCCGGCCTGGTAGGCCGACAGCAGCGCACTGCGCAGGCCCTCCAGCTGCTGCACAGCCGTAGCCGCATCGATGAGGTCTACTGCCTGGGCCAGGTCGGCAAGGCCCACCTTGCCGCTAGACACCAAGTTCAGCAGGGTCTCATTAAGAGAAAGCGCGGCGGTCTCGCCCAGCTTGAGACCGGACTGAACGCCGGCACCAGACTCGGCCGCGCTGGACGCCACCTCCTCAAGAGCCTCTTTCTGACGATCCGCCCCCGACTCTGCTGCCTCTGCAACGGTATTCCAGAGATCGGTAGCATCCTGCTTCACCTGCGTAGCCAGAGACTCGCTCAGGCCGAAGACCTTATCCCTCGCCGACTCAAGGCCGGCCACGATCTTGTCACCCCCGATCAAGTCGGGGATCGCCTTGGCCGCCGTCGCCATCGCCGACAGCGAGGCGCCAATCATCGCCGTGAACGCCGTACCTACGCCGGAGATAAAGCCGGTGATGACGTTCGCCACCACCCGGACAGGCGTTATCATCAGCTTGAGAGCACCGACCGTTTCGTCGATCTTTTCGCCAAAGGTGCTGAGCCAGGCAGAGCTGTCATCGGTCAGTTTTTTGAAGTCGACCGTCAGCAGCTCTTTCGCCAGTTCCTTGACCTTCTCCGCGCCCTGCTCGAAAGCCTTGCTGATCGCCGTTGCCAGCCTATCCAGGCGGCCGTCCTTGTCCATCTGATCGATGTAGTCTGCAACGCCGCGCAGCTGTTCCTTCGCATAGTCGAGCGCCCCACTTTGAGCGACTCGATTGAGGAAGTCGGACCAGACATCGGAGAGATTGCTGACCAGGCCGGTCAACGTGCTCATATTGTCCGCCGCGGCTCCCTCGGCGCTGCGGCCCATTTCATCGATCAGCCCGGCGATCACATCACGGCCGAGCTTGCCCTTGCTGGCGAGTTCCGCAAGCTGGGCGGCGTTCTTGCCGGTGACTTTCTCCAGCAGCGTCCAGGCCGGCACGCCGCGTTCCACAAGCTGCAGAATCTCTTCGGTCTGGAGTTTCTGCTTGGCATAGGCCTGGCCGAGGGCAGAGCTGATGCTCTGCAGCCGCTCCATGCCCCCACCAAGCTGCTCGTTCTTGTCGACGATGGCCTGCAGGCTTCCATCCATGGGGTCGAGCCCATAGGACTTGAGCACCGCGAAGGCCTCGGTGACGTCCTTGACCTCCAGCGGGGTGCTTTTGGCAAAGTCCTTAATCCAGGCGGTAGCCTGCTCACCCTGGGCAATGCCGCCCATCAGGGAAGCCATGCGCTTGCCCAGCAGCTCGTACTGATCACCAGTACCCAGCATCGCGTAGATGCCATCACGCACCAGGTTCAGGCCTTTCTGAACAAGGCCCATGATGGCATTCAGCGAAACGAAGGCCGCAGCGAAGCCGAGCACTTGCTTGGCGCCACTGGTCATGCCAGCCCGCCCCGCATCAACCCGGGACGTGTGCTCGGCGGCAGAGCGGGCGGCGGCGGCATGGGCGCGCTGCGCTTCTTTCAGCTCCTGATTGTTCGCCGCCAGCGCTTGCTGCGCCCGGGTCACCTGAGCCGCGAGGCGCTGCTGCTCGTCGCCCAGGTTATGGGTGTCGATGCCGGCAGCCTTGGCGGCCTTCTCGGTATCGGCAAGCTCAGCATCCAGAGCATTGAGCTGGCGACGAGCACGGCCTGCAGCGCGTTCGGCATCCTTGAGCGACTGCTGCAGACCAGCAGCCTCAGGCTCCTTGTTGAGCGCCTCGCGCAGATCAACCACCTGCTGCTCAGCCTGGCTCAGATTCCGCTGCGCCAGGGCCACATCGCGCACGGTGCGCTCCAGAGCCTTGCCGAGCCCTTGCGCCCCCTTGGCATCATCAAGCGCCTGGCCAAGTCGAGCAGCCTCCTGAGATACGGCGTCTAGAGCCTCAGCCGAGGTCTTCGCCGCCGGAGACAGTTCGTCCTTGCCACGCAGGATGAACTGAATCAGGCGATCCTTGATACCAGCCATTCATTTTCTCCGGGCAATAAAAAACCCGCCGAAGCGGGTTCATCTGTGAGGGAAGCGGCCTAGGCCGCTGGCAAACCAGGCCGCATTGCAGCCCCCATGCGAGCGGCCACCGCCTGGAGAATCTCAGGCAAGAACTCAGTCGGCACGGTGAATGGGTCGCTCAACACACTAGCCAGGCGGGAGGGACTCACCAGCAGCGCACCAGGCGGGATTGGCTTGGCCTGGTAGGTACCACGCTCATCGAAGCTCACCAGCAGCCGCATATCCAGCAACTGCTCCAAGCCAAAGCGCTCAACCGGCGAGCCCGCAAGGGTCTGTGCGGTGGGGCCAGTCACTCGCTGCAGCCAAGCCTTGTACTCAGTGGCTACATCGGGCTTGCAGTAATCCGCCGCTCGGTCGGCACCAACCACGTCGATCATCCACAGCTCGCGAGTCCCGCGTTTCAGCTTGCGCTTGTGCCGCTCAGCCAAACTGCGGACGAGGCGATCAGAGCTACCCAGTCCGAGCGCCGTGCTCAGGTTGCCAGCACTGAACCACATCTGCTCACCGTAGTGCGCGACCAGTACATTGCAGCCACGCAAACCGAGCTGCTCTATCGCTGGATCATCATTTACCTGTTGTGGCTGGGCATGGGCACGGCGCTCCATCTCTATGAAGTAGCGTCGAGCCTGCCGGCCTTGTTCGTTGTTCTCCACCATCGACAGCTCTTTGGCCATGTCGAGAGTGAGGTGGTATTCAGTGCTGCGCCGCCCGCCTTGGGGTTTTTCACTTTTCGGTGAAAAACTCATGAAGTCCTGATTTTCCTCAAAACCGTACTGGCTGATGCGCTGCTTGATCCAGTCCGAGAACTGCTTGCCGTTCTTCAGGAACACATGCAGCTCACGCCCATCGCACACTTGCGCGGGCAGCCCACCGATAACGCCATCAAACACGCGCACCAGCTGTTGCGCACCACCCTGCACCGCCGTAGTATTTCCCATGTGAATCGCCTCTAAATGATTTACACCGAAGCCCTGGCCCGCTATGCCGGGGCTTCTTCTTTTCAGGCTACCGCCTGCTTTTCCTGGCTTTCCCGCCACCGCAGACCATCCTCAATCAGCATCTCGATTTCGGTATTCAGGCTGTGCCGGTGCTTTCCTGCCTGATCCTCAACCCGCTCTCGAAGATCAGGTGCCAGGCGAAGCCCAAATGGATTGATGTCGCGTTTCTTCATAAGCCCTCCGTGAGTCACGGTGAAACTATATGCACGGTGACTCATTGTCGTCAACCCACCGTGAAGCTATGGTGACTCACCGTCACGAGGACACAGAACTTGAGCAGAGACATCACCCCTTTTGCCCTGCGAATGCCCGCGGAATTACGCGGACAGATCGAAGAGGCTGCGAGCTCAAACAAGCGATCCCTTAACGCAGAAGTAGTGGCGCGACTGCAAGATAGCTTCGAGACATCAGCGACAGTCGCCGGCCGGGCTACTGTCCTTGAACTCAAGTCGCTGATGACGGAGGTATCTCTTATCAGCGCCCTGCTCTCCATGGTTCAACAGCAACCACAGAGCCAAGAGCGGGATGGATTATTGAAACAGCTGGTTGAGCGGGTTGATGCCATGGGCGACATCCCGAAACTTTTCACCGAGCTGATGAAGGCCCTGCCACTCGAACAGCCAGACCAGCTTCAAGTTGAGCACTTCACCCTCGAAAAACGGGGCGATAAGCCATCAGCCACGGCAAAGCGGCCACTGCGCAAAACAAGCCGCCCTTTGGGGATGGACCAGGCCGAGTGGGAAGCACTGAAAGCGGCAGAGAACAAAGACAACTGACAGCCACAGGGAGGCAACCTCCCTAGCCAAGGACGGTGACGATGCCTAACCCCGCCGATGTGATCGCCAAGCTGCACATCCACTTCCAACGAGGAATGGACGAAGCAACGATGCGGGATGTCTCTGTCACTGACTTCACCCCACACTCAATCTCCGGGCACTGCCATCTCAGAGAGCAGTACCGCACTTTTCGGATATTCGACATTCGGCATTGCCATGACACTGCCACAGGGGAGGTGGTAGAGAATGACAACCTCCCGGCATATCTGGACCGCCTGTACAAGAAGACCAGCAGGTACACACTCGACAGCCTGCTGAATCCTGATGCTCCTGTGCTCGACATCCTCGTCTTTATCGCCAAGGCAGACGGGAAAATGATGGCTCCCGAACGGGCGGTTATCGCCGCAGCCTGCAAGGCGTTCACACACGACCTGAGGATCACACAAGAGCAGGTAGACAATGTCCTGAGCCGCACGGCCACGCTGAGTCTGCACAGCTTCAAAGTCGCCGTTGGGCGGATCAATAAACTGGGTGATGAGACAGTCAAACGCAAGCTGTTGGCTGCAAGCCGAACGATTATTGCTACCCAGAAAAAGGTCACTCCGGGCGAGCAGGAAGCGCTGGACTATATGGCCCAGCGCTTCGCCAAGGCCGAGTAGGCCGTCCCTGGCCGCCGCTGTTATGCCGCCTTCAATTGGGTCAGCGTGCAGAACTTCGACAGGTCGGTGGCGGTCACCAGTGGGTCAGCCAGGATCTCGCAGGGGCCGTCCAGCTTGACGTAGTCCTGGCCCAGCACCGGGAACTCCTGCAGCATCCCGAACTTCGCGCGGTTCACCTTGAGGCTGAACGGCTCGCCCGACTGAGCGTCGTTCAGGCCAGCGATGAACAGTTCCAGCTCCACCTGGGAGCCGTTCAACATGTGTACTTCGCTGGTTGCCTTGCGGGTGTAGCTGGCCTTGATGCCGGCGGAGGTGATCGAGGTACCCGAAGTGACGATCACACCATGCGGACTCAGGATGTAATCAGTACCGGCCACCAGGTCAACGTCAGCAGCGGTCTTGAGCGTCGGCGGGACGCTCAGGTCAGGGATGTGCTTGAAGGGGATCAGCTCGCCTTCAATGCCCTCGCAGGAGATCACCTCATTCGCTACCGCTCCAGCGGCCACATCCTTGATGGTGGAACGAGTGACGCGTGCGATGTTGGTGCTGGTGAGGTCGTACATGCCGATACCGGAGGTGACATCGGTCACGCGCTCGCGCACGTTGCGATTACCGCCGCCACCCATGAAGTTGGGCAGCGCCTTGCGATCAGTCGCGTAGCGCAGGTTGAAAGAATCGCAGTTGCCGAACGGCAGCAGCGCATCCTGGCTCTGGTAGGCGCGCCCCCAGATCACCCCTTCACCAATGAAGGAGCGGTCAACGATTTGAGACATAGTGGAAATCCTCGAGGAGAAGAAGCGGGTCTGGAGCAGCTCGCACCGGGTGGCGCAGCTTACTCAGCGGGGGTGGTCGGTTTCGCAGCGGGCTTGGCAGAGGTTTTTTCCTCGGGCAACACTGCGGCCTTGATCTTCACGCCATGAGCAGCGGCAGCCGCACTGACGGTCTTATCGGAACAGCGCTCGGTCACTTCGTAGTCACCCGGCTGGTAGTGGAAGGTTTTCGCGCCCTCGCGGTAGTTGAAGGGCGCAGAGACTTTCAGCTTGGCCATGGGGCCTCCTGTCAGTTGAATTGTTGGATGTAGGTGAGCTGCAGCGGCATGACGCGCACCGACCAGCGCCGACCCTCACCAGCCGGCAGCAGCGAGTCGGCGAGGAAGCCGCCGGTCACGAGGCCCTTGGCCGATAGCCCAGCCTTTGTGCCTGGCAGTGCCGTCTTGATGGCAAGCCGGCCGGCACGCAGGACTGGCCCGAAGTTGCGCGCGCGTGTGGCCAGCGCGATGTTGAGCGTCACCCGCTCCTTCACGCTCCCGCTGCCCGCTCGTTCCAACTCCTCGGTGTCCCCGGACTGGACAACGATCAGGGTGTCCGGCAGCTCGGCGTCATCGGCATCCAGCACACGCTGGACGAAGTCCTCTTCAACCGAGGCGCCGAACACTGGCAGGGCACGAAGCTTGTTGAGCAGCTCGTCGATGAGCAGCGATTGAGTGTCGTCAGCCATATCAGGGCACCACGTAGAAGGTGATCAGCGAGCCATCGTCGGAATGGATGCCGTCGATCTGCCAGACGCCGTCTGCCATGCGGAAGGCGCCCTTGCGGTCATAGGGCTGCAGCAGGGCCTTCTGCACGCAGACGGTGCGAACCAGGGTGAGCGCATCAACGCGGTCTTCGCGAGCAACGTTGTGCTCAATGATCACCGGCACCGCTTGCGCCACTACCTCTCCCCCACGGGAGAGGTAGTCGACCAGCTCGTCACTGAGGCTCGCCATCACCTGGTCGTCGAGATCGTCGACCAAGTCGCCGAAGCCGACCATGGCTAGATGGTCAGCTCACGGACGGAGGCAGGGCGGGTGCACAGGTGCAGCGGGTTAGACTGCGCCTCGCCTTCCACACCCTTGCCGAACTTCATCAGCTCCAGCTTGGAGTAGTACGGCATGCCCTCGGTGTTGACCGTCTCGATGTAGTCGGCCGGGGCGAAGGCGCTGATGAACAGCTCCGGCACGCCAGTCGGCACGACGAATGCGCGGTCAGCCGGCACGAAGGCCGTGCCTCCCAGCTGGCCCTTGTAGCGCTCCCAGGTGATGCCACCGAACTCGAACGGCTGGCGACGGTCACCCAGCAGCTGGGCGGCGCGCTCCCAACCCAAGTAGGCCTCACGGACTTTCGGGTGACCGATCAGCTTCTTCCAGTACTCCTTGCCACAATAGGCATGAGCACCAGTGCTGGTAGTGGCACCCAAGGCGTCCTCTTGGGTATCCAGTACCTCGACGCACTTGGCACTCACGTCCGTGTCGTCGTTGCCCAGTTCCATGCTGAAGGCTTTCGGGCGCTTGATATCGAAGCGCTGGAAGATGTCGAACAGCACGCTTTGACCATCCGCATCCACTACCTTGCCCATGATCGCGCCGATGCGCTGGTATTCATGGGTGAGGTCGAGCTGGCGGCGCGCCTTCTCGATACGGCGAGCCACGTAGGCCTGAACCTGCATCAGCTCGGTGAGGCTACCGACAGCGCGGATACCCTGAATCTCGTCGGCGAGGATCTTGAAGGTCTGCGGCAGGTGAACGGTGTTGAACGGGATCAGGCTGCGCTTGTCGCCGGTCACCGCCTGGCCAGCGCTACCGCGGGCGGCGGCCTTGACCAGGGCGAGGGTCATACCGTCCTTTTCGATCTGCACCACGGTGCCTGGTACGCCTTGCTCTTCGAACAGGCCAGCTGCGGCGATCTGCCCCGGCAGCACGTGGTCTTCGTTGATGACGGCCAGCAGCGCGTCAACGCCGAATGCCTCGTCCTGAAAAATCGTAATCTCGGCCATGTTGGGCTCCTAGAAATGCGAAGCCCCGCAGGTGCGGGGCTTGGGGTGTTAGTGGTTGCTACAGGTAGCGATCAGGGGCGGATGATGATGCCTTTCGCGAGCAGGTCGGCGCGGCCATTGGGATCGAGACCGGTGAGCAGGCGCTCGATCACCTCGGCATCACGCATCACACCTACGGCGCGCACATCGTTCAGCGTGGCATCCACCGATGCGAACAGGATGCCGCTGGCGGCGCGCCGACCATCGTCGGTACCGTCATCGTCGTAGGCCACGTATTCGCCCAGGTTGGCCAGCACCGCCAGAGTGAAGCTGTCATCGACAGCGAAGTCGGTGGCACCGTCAGCCAGGGTGAAAGTCAACCCGCCGCCAGTGAACGCCTGGCCCACGGTGCCTTCGCCAACCAGCGCGCCGGTCGGGTCCACCAGTTCGAACTTGCCGCCGTTGGCCGAGGCCTCGGTGATGGTGAGGATGTAGTTGCCGGTGATGGCCATACTGGTGACGGTCACCGAACCAATGGTGCCGTTGCCAGTGTTGCCGCCATCGGCGGTCGGGGTCAGGGCATTGGCGGCGGTGATCAGAGCGATCAGAGTGCCGGCCTTGAGGATGCCGGAGCCGGCGGCAATGACCACCTCCTCGCGGCTGCGGGTGCCGTTGGCCTCCGAAAGGAGGAACTCGCCGGCGTACACGCCTTCGGTTTTGATGGTCATGCTTGTTTTCCTCCTTTCGAGGCTTGATTACGGCGCCGCGCATACACTTCGCTTGGTACCGGGGGTTGGTGAACAGAGTTCTGTGGCAAATCGTCCAGCGGGGGCAGGCTGCTGATCTCGACGGTCGAGCTGTTGCTGGCCAGCTTGTCCCACAGCTTCAGTCGTGCCTCATCGGCGCTGGCACCCGACTGGACAAGGCCAGGCGCTTCATCCGGCAGTTTGGCAACCACGCAGGCCGCGTGAATGGCCTTCGCCCGCTCCAGCTCAACCTTCACCGCTTCCGCGCTCTTGAGCCCGCTGGACTTGATCAGCGCTGGCAAACAAGCCGAAAGGCCCGCGGCGGCGCAGTCAACAGCGAGCTGAGCAGCCAGGGCTGCGGCCTCCGGCGACTGCGGTTCCGGGGTTGGTTCGGGTTCCGGCTTCGGCGTTGGTTCCGGCGCTGGCTCTGGCTCTGGCTCGACCTCGGCCAGCAGTTGCCGCGCTGCCTCCGGTACGTTGCGATAGCGGTTGAGGATCTTGCCCATTGCCGCGTTGCGGGCCAGCGGCTGGCCGGCACCCAGGATCTCGTCGACAAAGCCGAACGCCTTGGCTTCGGCCGGGGTCAGCCAGGTTTCCTCGTCGATCATCCGGCTCAGTTCGGCTTCATCCACTGTCAGCTCACGGTGCAGGTAGCTGGCGATGATCCCCTCGCGCGCCTTGTCCATCATGTCGGCCATCTTGCGCAGCTCCTCGCTGCCGCCGGCCATCCAGGTCCAGGGGTTGTGAATCATCATCAGGGCGTTGTCGGCCATCTCGATACGGTGCGCACCGCAGACCGCCACGCTGCCGGCGCTGAAACAGGCGCCGTCGATACGCCCGGTGCAGCGCTCGCCAAGGGCACGCAGGGTATTGTGGATAGCGATCCCGTCGAAGAGGTCGCCGCCGATGGTGTCGAAGTGAACCAACACCGGCGAGACGCCATCGTCTAGCGCCTGCAGATCGCGGATGAAGTCACCAGAGGTCACCCCCCAGTAGCCGATCTCACCGTAGATGAAGACCTCGATGATCTTGGCCGAACCCTCGCCGAGGTCACGGATGCTGTACCAGTGCTCGGCCTGCAGTTCCGGCAGGCCTCCAGCCTTGTTGAAAATTCGCGGCGGCTCCGCGAGAGCGAAGCCCGGCGCGGCCAGGGCGATGGAAAGGGCCAGCGCCAGATGCTTGTGCTTGATCATTTTTCGTCCTCTTTGCCGTCAGTCTCGACGGCAGTGTCGGTGGTGTAGTCGAGCCCCAGGCGCTTGGCCCGGGCGTTGTCATCGGCGTTTTCTTGATCGATCTGCTCGGCGTCGTAACCGGTGCGCAGCACGTGCTCGCTGCGGCTGGCGAGACCGCCACCGATCTCCAGCAACTTGCCCTGCACGTCCTGCACCGGATGGATGTAGGCCCAGCCCTGCGGCACCCAACGAGTACGCAGGTATTCACGACGCTTGGTCGCGTAGTCCGGCAGATCAATGGCGCCCGAAAGCACCGCCGCATCCAGCCAGGCGGCCCGAACCGGGCGGCACAGCTGGAACACGTACACCGAGAACTGCAGCTGTTCGATGCGGCGCCGGAACTCGTTGAGCAGCACGCGCAGCACGCGGTCGCTGATGTCCGCCATGTCACCTGTCAGCAGCTCATAGGGCAGGCCCACCCCGGCGGCGACGGCCTGTAGCTGTTGGCGCATGAAGTCGACATAGGTGTTGCCAGCGTCTGGCGGGTCGGAGAACTCGATCTCCTCGCCCTCCAGCAGCTCCTGCAGCGTGCCGGGCTCCATTGCCGCCATGGGCGTGCCGTCGCGGTCGGCCTGAACTGGCTGGCCCGTGAGCGGATCCAGCACCGGCGGCCCACCTTCCTGACGCGGCTTGGTGATGAAGCCGGCGAACAGGTTGCTCACCTCCTGCCGGAACAGCACCGCGTCGTCGTAGCTGTCGAGCGACTTCAGGCGCAGCAGCACCGGAGCAAGACGCGGAACGCCGCGCAGCTGCCCACCTTCCAACGGCTCGAAGATGTGCAACACCTGGTCGGCAGGGATGCGGTGCAGCTCGTTGTAGGTTGCGCCGGCTGCTCGGTAGTCGCCCGGATGGCTCTTGTACATCCAGTACGCCACACGCCGGCCAACCGGATCGAACTCGATACCAGCCCGCACAATGTTGCCGCGGCGAGTGGTGAAGTTGCGGTCGACCGGGCAGAACTCCGGGGCCAGTACCTGCAGCTGCAGGGGCACCGCCAGACCATCCTCCAGCTTGCGCTGGCGAAGCCGCACGAAGCACTCGCCGCTCTCCTCCACCACGCGGGCAATCACGGCCTGCAGGCCGTAAAAGTCCGTCCGGTTGTCGGCGTCCGCTTCGTCCGTCCAGTCATCCCACAGCAAGTTGAGAGCCGAGCGGATATCTGGGTCGGTAATTCTGGCGCGCGGTGTGATGCCCGTCCCGATCAAGCTGCTGACGCGCCGGTCGATTGCGCTGAAAGCGTACGGGTCATTGCGCACCGCAGCGCGAGAGCGACGACGCAGGGTTGGCAGTGCCGGGATGGCGACCGCATTCAGCGCGGCGTCAGGGGCATCCCAGCCCTGTGCACGCCGACCCTGGCCAGCGCCCTCGTAGCTGTTGCGTAGACGGCCGGAGCCGCGAACTCTCCGAGCCATCATGCCCCCTTGCCGCGACTGTAAACACGCACCTGGCGCGGGCGCCCTGCTCGGGCCTCTCGCGCAGCATCAGCGGCGTACTGTTGTTCCAACATCCGCAGGCTGGCCAGTTCGGCGCGTTCGATTTGGCGGTCTGCCTTTCGCACGCTCTGGCCTTTCTCCAGGATGACCTTGATCGCCGCCCGGACTTCATCCAGGCGCTGCTGTGCAGTGCTCATGCTGACCTCGGCTTATCGACGGCTCAGATACCCGCTGCGCGAGGTACGCCGGCCAGTTGGCTTGGGCTGTTGTGGGGCAGCAGGCGCTGCCGGTTGAGTCCTTGGAGGCATCACCGAAGCGGGTTCGTCCTCATCCGCTGCACTTGGGGCCGGCGCTGTTGATGCTGCAAACAGGTTGCCTTGGCCCACCGCGGCGCGCAGGTTGCTCCACTGCGGCTCGTGGTACCGGTGCAGCCCCAGGAACTGGGCAGCGGCCAGGTTGTACACCATGAGGTCGAGGGCTTCGTTGCGCTCCGACTTGGCCTTCACCCACTCGATGCGCTTGAAGCCCTTTACGTAGCGGGTGACTTTGCGCTCCGCAACGCATTGGTCGAAGAACTCAGCCGGAAGGTCTGCCGAAAAGTGCAGAGCACCCGGGCCTTCCTCCAGTGGGTAGCGGTTGTAGATCCAGTCCTTCGCGGTGTCGGTACCAATCATCCATAGCTCGGCACCTTGTTTTTCGGTGTTGCCGCGCCAGGTGACATCGACCTTCGAGGGCCGCTGAGCCAGTACTGGGCGGCCTCGCTTACTGGAACCCTTCACCGCCAGAACATTGCGCCAGCGCCGTAGGCGGGTGAACTGGTACACCTCGTCCGTGTGGTGACCACCGGAGTCGATGCACGCAGCACAGATCGAAAGGTCGACGCCGCTGACGTGGCGATAACGCTCCTTCAGCTTCTCGTCGAGCAGCGCCCAGGTACGCTCGTCGGCAGGGTCACCAGGGATCACCTGGAAGTCCACTGTCCAGCGCTCCATGCCCTCGCCCCAGCCCATCACCAACAGTTCAAGGCGGTTGTGCTGGGTATCCACCGCGGCGGTGAGGATCAAGGCACCGGCCGGAACCAGACCTAGCCGGTGCCCTTCGGCCTCGGCGCGCTGCCGCAGCTCATCGGCCTTGGTCATTTCCTCGGCGCTGTCCCACACTTTGGCTAGACGGGTGTTGTAGAACACCTGCATGGAGCCGGGGTCGCCCTTGTCCTGCAGCTTCTTCGCCTCGTCGTACTCCTTGGCCATGTCCGTCCAGCTGAGCCAGCCGGGGGGGGCATAGAGCGCGCTGAGCGTGAAACTGACTGTCTCGCCATCACCAGCGGCATGGGCACGCCATTCACCGGCTTCGAGCATCGCAGCCTTGTGGTGCTCCTCGATCAGAGCGCCGCAGTCCGGGTTACAGCATAGGTACTGCACCTGGCTGTAGTCGTCGAGGTACTTGAGGCCCTCCCACTCCAGCACCTGGTAGGTACCGCAGTGCGGGCAAGGCACATAGAAGTGCCGCTGATCACCCTGCTCGAACAGGTCGAAGATGCGCGAAACACCTTTCAACGTTGGTGAGCTGGAGTAGTAGAACTTCGCGCGCCGGCCGAACGTAGAGCCGCGGGCCTCGGCCTGCTTGACCGGGTCGCCATCGTTATCGACGTCCAGCTCCCAGCGGTCGACCTCGTCGCCGTACACATAGCGAGCCGACAACTCGGCCAGGTTGGATGCCGATGCGGCGGTCGCGCAGTACAGCGCGCCACCCTCAAACTCCTTGGTGTCAAGCGTGTTGCGGGCATCGCGCGAGCGAGGCTTGGCGACACGCTGGGTCAGCACCGGCACGGCCTTGATCGTCTTGTCGATCCGGCCGGAAACACGCTTGCTCAGCTTCTCCGTGGGCAGTAGCACCAGGAAGTTGGCGGGCGCCATGTGGATGCTGCCGCCGATCCAGTTGAGCGCCACCTGGGTCTTCATAAGCTGGGAGGCGATCATGGTCACCACCCGCTTGGCCGGATGCATCGGCGAGAGGCAACGCTGCACTTCTCGGGCAAACGGCGTGCGGTCGGTGTGGTACTTGCCAGGCTCAGCCGCGCCAGTGTCCGGCGGGATCATCTGGTACTCGTCGGCCCACTCGTCGATCCACAACTCGGGGTCGGGCATCAGCCCTCTGCGGTATGCCGCCAGGTACGCGGCGGCACCGTTGGCATACGGTTGTTCCATGGCTCAGTCCGGTTCGTCGCTGGCCGGGCTGAACGACAGCTGCCGGTCGGCATCTTCCAAGGCACGGCGAATCGCCTGCACCAGGCGCCGCTCGATCTCCCACGGGTCGGTCAAGGTCACCAGCTCGCCCGCGATCTTCGGCGGGATACCCAACATCAGGTCGCGCAGGGTTCGAGCGGCAGTGAATGCAGCGGAGTCAACAAGGGCCTGCTCGACCAACTCACCGCGGCTTTTGCGGTGCTCATCCTCGGCCAGCAGTGCCAGGGCGTACTCACGACGCGCCCGGGCTTTCTGATAATCCGGCGCGGCGCCGCCTAATGCAGGTGGTAGCAGCGCTGGGCTGGGGTCGGCCGCTGGAGCAATGTGGGCGTATACCCCTTTTTCTACCCGGTCCTGATGATGCCGCTCAGCGACACCCGCCTTGCTGGGGTCGGCACTGGCAGCGAGTGCCGCATCGCTCGCCTCTGCGTCCACCTTCCCTTCGGCGGTGAGCACCAGGCGACCTTGCTTCACCAGCTTGGACACGTAGGCGCGAGACCAGCCGCGCCGATCCGCGTACTCAGCCTTGGCCATTAGAGTCATTGGGGATACCTGTTAACCACGATGAACCACGAGGGTTAACCCGATTAACCCCTGTTAACTAACTTCCAGGCCCAGCCACTAGTGCGAAAACGGGGCTCGAATTACCCTTGCAGCCCTCGACTTTTCAGGGGCCCCCGGCCCGGTGTGGCGCTAGCGCCGACCACCCCGCCGCTTGCCCAGGGCCTTGACCACCGCGAGGTCGATGTTCGTTTCGATCAGCGCGTCATCCTCGGCCACACGCCGCACGATGTCGTAGAAGCGGAAGCGCTCGCGGTACTGCGGCTGACGCACGAACGCCAACACCATCTGCACCTGCTGCCCCCTGCGCTCGGCAATGCCGATTGCAGTGCGCCCGCGCTTCATCACGAAGAACGCGGAGCCGTGCCCCTTGCGCGCCGAGCGGCGACTACCTGTCGCGTTGTGATCTGAGCCCGCGCGACTGAATGCACGCAGGCCCGAGAGGATCTGCATCATGTGCCCGCGGCTGATGCCGCCGTTGCTATCGAGCCGCGCTCCGGCTGCAGGCACGATGAAACGCCCAGCAGGCAGCACGCCAATCTCACGCAGCATCTTCTCCGAGCCCTTGTTCAAGCGCTCGCCACCAGCCACCTGAGGGTTGAACCATTCGTCGAAGCCACGGCCCTTGCCGCCCAGCTTGCCGTCCTTGACCCACAGCGCCATCACCGGATTGTTCGGCGTGGCGTTCTGCATGTAGATCGAGTTCTTCACCCAGGCAGTGGGCCGGTCGAAGGCCTCATCCATCCCCGCCCGCAGCAGCTGCCGCGCCTGGTTGCCGGTGTGGTTGAGCGCATCGGCCAGCACTTCACCGGCCACATCACTGCCCAGCGCCTGTAAGTCAGCGAGCGCATCCTCAAGATCGAACGCGCTGATCGTGCCTCTCATAGCGTATGCGGCGGGTGCCGCCGATCAGGCCCGGTGTACGTCACCGACTCAGGCCGCAGCACGCCGGCCAGGTTGCCGCCCGTGCGCATCACGGACACAGCAAACACCGCCAGCAGCACCACCAGGGGCCAAGACGCCTCGGGCAACACCAGGTCACCCTTGAGGATGTGGATCATCGTCACGCCAGCGCTGAACATCACCGCCACCGCCAGGCACGAGATACCACGCCGGAAGCGGGCATCCCCACGCTGGAAGGTGAACAGGCGGACGAACACCACCACGCACAACCAGAACACCACCTGAGTCAGGACATAGCTCAGCATCACTGCCCCCTCTGGCGCTCCAGCGCAGCCGGATCACCAAATTTCTTGATCAACCCAAGGGAAACCGTGACCACCAGTAGTGCGGCGGCAAAGCCGGCAGGGGCCGGATAGGCGAAGGGATGCATGCCCCACACCTCAAACTCCACAATGGCCGGGGCGAACAGATAGCCCATCACGAACGAAATCATGAAGAACAACACCCGCAGGGCCACGCCCAACTCACGGGTGGTAGTGAAGTAGATCAACGCACCCAGCAGCGCCCCGGTCAGGGCCTCGCCGTTGATGCCCGCGATGAAGCCCGCGATACCCAAGCCAGCAGCGCCGGCAACGGCTACCACGCCAGCACTGGTCGAAACCGGCTCGCCCATCACTACCTCCCATGCGGCCACCGGCCAGAAGAAAAAGCCCCGCCGTAGGGGCAAGTGACTGGCCGCCTGCCTGAGCGACCAGCCGGAAAAAGAAAACCCCGCCGAAGCGGGGTTTTGCAGGTGCCCAGGCGGGGTGGCCTGGGGCTTGTTGGCACAGCACTGTGCGCTCTGTTGCTCGGTAGGCGTACCTATCGAATCGTGGTGACTTTCTACCAACGAAAGGACAAACCGATAACCCCCTGTTAACGGTTATTCCGGGGAGGGAGCTGTAACGCCCGGCAACGCCGAGTCACCCGACGAGCGGTCATTATTGAGCGCACCCCCAGCAGCCTTGCGCGCCTTGTGGGCAGCAATCGCACCCTTCCCACCCTGCATCGCCTCGAACTCAGCACCGCGCCCGCGGTGTGCCCTGGCAGCCTGCCGAGTCGCAGCAGAGCGGAAGCGATCACCCTCCCGCCGCGCCTGGGCGCGATCCTTCGCCACCCCGCCCACGCGCTTGCGCAGCTCCAACTCCAGCAGCTCGTGCAGGCGGCCCACCAGGCGGGTATAGGCCCGGCGCCCAGCATCGCCCCGGCCAATGGCCAGATCCTCAACCTGCTCGGCCACGGTCAGCTGCGGGCGGTACGCATAGCGGCGGCGAGCCAGGGCATGCAGCAGCACCCCGCCGTCCAGCCGCTCAATCGCCGCCAGGGCCGCTTCCACCTCGCACGCCACGTAATCAGGGCCAGCCCCTGCCAGCAGCAGCTTGCTGCCGCCAACCCCACCGCGCGGCGCACAGCCCTTGAACTCGACAATAGTGCCCATGGCGCTGCCCAAGCCGCCGGCCGGGCCGCACTTGTTGAGCTGGTCGCCCCAATGCACCAACAGCGCCTCGATTGCCTCATTCATCACCGCGCCCTCCCCCAAAAACGCCAACCCAACACAGAAACCCCATACCCAACACAAACCCAACACACTGCAACCCCAGCAAATACAGGGCTTTCAAAGCATCTGTGTAAGGTGTGTAAGGTGTGTAAGGGTTTTCGGTTCTCGCGTAGGAATTAAAAGGCGCCTGCTGATGATTCAGCCTGGTGGAAAAAATATGCGCACGCGTGCGCGCACGTGCGTAAACCTTACACACCTTACACACACCCACCGCAGCCCAGTAACCACGTGGCTTGCGGCTGTGTAAGGTTGGCGAATCAACCCAACACACAGCCAACACACCCAACACACTTGCAGGCGTACTCATGCCGCAGCCCCCTTCACATGGTCCCAGCTGTCCACATTCCAGCCAGCGTGCCGTGCACGCTTGCGCCACTCCTCAGCGTGCGCGCCAAGCTCGGCGCTCTTCGTGGAAGGTGGCAGGAAGGACTGCTCGTCCTTGGGGAAGAACCAAGCGCTGAACCGCCGGCTGTTGCGCTCCGTCCAGGGGATTGCCCGGGTCTTCTCAACCCCAACCGTCTCGATGAACAGGCTGAACTTCGTCTGGCTCATCGAGTGCTCCTTGTTCCGGTGACACCACTCCAGGAACAGCGAGTACAGGTCGGAGCTCAAGCACGCCCCCCACAACCCATCACCCAGCTGGCCGTGCCGCCAGAGGTTCACGAACGTCTGCCAGCTCGCCCTGCTCAGCGCCACCAGGCGCTCACGGGCCGGCGTGCTCGGCGGCTTGGTCTGCGGGTCGAAGTCGCCCAGGTCTTGCGCCACCAGCCAGCCGTACAGCGCCTCGACGCCACCGTTCTCCAGCTCGTGCTTGATGGCCGCCTGGCGCTCTGGCGGCAGCTTCTCCTCGGGCCACATCACCAGGAAGCGCCGGTCGGCCTCCCCGATGGGCCACGGCATGATCTCGTTCGAGAGGAACACCGCATTCATGTGGCTGGCTTCCTCCCAACCGTTCACGAACTTGCTCTCGATGCGCACCGTCTGGCCGGTGATCAGCTGCTTGATCTTGCCTACCTGGTTGTAGCGCTGATCACGGGAGACAACTTCTTCGAACACCGCCCACAGCTTGCCGCTCTGCCAGGCGTTGAAGTTCCCCTCTAGCTGCGTCTGGCCCACCGTGGCCGAGTACTGCCCGTACAGCTGGCCCATTACCACCGAAAACAGCAGGCTCTTGCCCGAGCCTTCCATCGTCGAGTGCATCAGCACCGCCGTGTCCATCTTCGCCCCGGAGTGCTGCAGCGGGTACGCCAGCCAGCGGATCAGCCACTGCGCCGCGTCTTCGGCGTGGTTGCACAGGAAGTGGATCAGCCAGCGCAGGTTCTCGCACGCCGCGTCATCGCGCTTCGGCTGCAGCGGCAGCCCCTCGAACGTGTTGATGTACACCTGCGGGTCATGCTTCATGCACGGATCGAACACGATGTGGTTCATATCAACCACGCGCCGCTCCGGGCTGTTCAGCCACAGGCTGTACGCATCGCCAAGCGCCATCTTCACCGCGCCCTCGGCAATGCGCCGCTTCTTCGCGTAGTCCCACACGTCCTTGGTGCCGTCGATATACACATAGCGGGTCAGCATCGGCATGCTGAAGTCGCCCAGCGTCTTGCCCGCCAGCGCCTGGGTGCGCTCGATATCCCGCACCCAATCCTCACTCACCCGCTTTTTCTGCCTCGGGTCAGTGACGGCCTCCCACTCCTTGAAGGCTTCCTTGCCAATGTGGGCCACGAAGCCGGACTTCTTGATCTTCTTCGCCGCGTCGATATCCCACACATGCGTGGTGCCTTCCACCAGCGCATAGCGCCGCAGCAAGGCCTTCAGGCTGAACCCGCCCCCGCCCCCCCGGTTATCGGAGGAGCCGGCCTCGCCAGCTGCCCCCGTCTCATCGGTTGGGGCTGGGGGAAGTTCGCCCTGCCCGTCGATCAACTCGGCCACCTCATCCAGTGTGGTAGCCGGGGCACCAACAGCCGGCGGCTCCGGCGGCCTGGGTGCCGAGCGCTTGTGCTCAAGCCCCAACTCCCGCGCCGCCGCCTTGATCGCCGCCTTGGTATCGCCGCTGTGCTCGAGGATGCAGAACACATCGAACGCATCGTTCATGTGCCCGTTCGCCAGCGGGTCGGATCCATGGTGCGAGAACAGGCGCTGCTCGCCCTGCTCGTCCACCACATTCACCCCCGGCAAGCCGGTGGAGCTCTGCGGCGCGAGCCACTTGCGCCCACGCTTGATGTAACCGTGGCGCTGCAGCAGGCTCTCGATATCCGTCGCCCGGTTGAAGGCATCGATCACCGAGGGGTGATCACCCGCCGGCAACCGCGGCGGCGAACTCTTCTTCGTCTTGGCCGGCAGCTTCGGCGCGGTTGGCGCCCACGGGCAGTACTCCAGCGCCGTGCGCTTGAAAATGTCCCAGTTCAGCCAGGTCTTCACCAGGTCGCTGGGCAACTCCAGCAGGCCCTCGGCCGGCGGGTTGCGCCAGAAGTAGGGCTCGCCAGTGTCCGGGTGGATCGAAGGCGGCAGCACGTCCTGCACCGCCCCGGCGCGCAGCTCGAACACCGTCACCGGCGCAAACTCCTTCTGCCGAGCCTGCATGGCCTCGATCTGCGCCTTGTCGCCAGTCTCGCGCGCCTGTTTCAGCGCCGCTGTGGCCAGCTTGTGCTTGCTGCCGTCCGGGTCCAGCGGGTTGGGCCAACTCAGCGAGTGCCGGTTGAACTCCAACCCCTCAGGCACCTTGAACATGATGCGGAAGCGCGCCGGGTTGCCCACCAGCGTCGGGTACACCGCCGCCAAGTCATCCAGGTTGATGCCCAGCACGTCGCCGAACACCTGGCGGCAGTACTCCACATGGTCAACGTCCAGCGAACAAACGCCGCTCGGGCCGAGTACCACACCCATGTTGTGCTTCGGGTGCTTCGTCCAGAACGCCTCAGCCTGCTCAGCATCGGTAATGTAGCCGCCAGGCTTGTTCCAGCCGTTGCCCTTCGGGGCTTTCTGCCCAGGGTCGATGGGCACCAGGGCCAAGTTGAAGGTTTCGATATAGCGCCGCGCCCAGGCGGCAATCGGAGTGGGGCTTCCTGCCTGCGTCATTCGCCAGCCCCCTGCTCCTTGCCCTGCTGGGCGGCAGCAATAGCGCGGGCGCTGCGCTTGCGGAACTCGTAGACATAGCCGCGCAGATCAACCAGCCTTGCCTGCAGATCACCGCGCGCTTCGTCTACTGCCTCCTGCAACCCTTCATCATTGTCATCACCCAGCTCAGCCTCGGCGATGGCCATCCCATAAGCGTCAAAGTCTGCAGAAAGCCGCTCAACGCACTTCGCCATGTACTCGGCATGCTCGATGGCATAGTCCTTCGGGCTGCGCCCGGTGCAGTCCGGCAACTCAGCGGCACCGGGCACATGGGCTTCCAGCTGGTCGATGCGGTTCCAGCAGCAGTGCACCAGGTCGATCAGCTCGCGGATGGCGTCATGCTTCGACTTGCGCTCGTAGCGCTTGATCATGCTGCGGCGGTCACCACCGCCGTGGATCTCGGCAACACTCATCCCGGAATCCCCTTGTTCGGCTTGAGGTTCTCCGGGTCGCGCACGCGGCGCGCCGAGCTGTCGATCTGGAACATACCGCCGCAGCGGCAGGTGTACTGCTCGCCGCGCACATCTTCGAACTCCTGCCCTTCCAAGCCGGTGATGTTCTGACAATGCGGGCAGCGGCAGATGATCGAGCCATCGTTATCGCGGCTCAGCTCGTCCACGTCATAGATGTATTCGTCCGCCATCACTCAGCCTCCCCGCGCGTCTTCAACCCAAGCTCAGTAATTGCCCGCAGCAGGGGGTCTACACCCGCATAGGCACCATCCACCCCCAGCAAGGCCTGGATTGCAGCCAGGTCAGCGCAGGCAGCCTTGAACGCCGCCTCCTTCTCTCGATAGGCGTCGAGGCAGTCATCGCGGTGCTCTGTGGTCTCTTCCGCCAGCAGCTCGAAGTGTTCCTGCGGAGTCCAGGGCGAGGGGATCACATCCACTTGCACCTCAATCCCCACATTGGCCTTCACCGAGTCGCGCAGATCCTTGGCTTCCTGCTCAGCACGCTCACGCGTGAGCGCAGGCCAAACCTCACCCGGGCCAACGCTGTGCACTGCCCACAACTCGGCCTTCGGCTCAGCCAGGGCCGCACGAATGGCCTGCACATCTGCGAATGCCCCGTGGTGCACCTCGGCAGTGCCGGCGAGCCGCTCGGCAACTTCACGCGGCAGGGTGACAACCTCCCCAGCGGGCGGCGGCGCAGCAGTCAGGAACTGGACAATCTTGTCGACAGTACTCATCGCCGCACCTCCAGCAACCCCTGGCAATCCACACAGAAACGGCAACCCGGCACTGCAAGGCGCCGGGCTTCGGGGATATCGATACCGCAGCTGTCGCAGTCCTCGGCGCTTTCGCCCTGGTACTGCACGCGGCTGTCGATGGCTTGCTGCAGGCGTTCGTCCTGCAGGCGTTGCGCCAGTTCGAATTGGGCCTCATCCATCCTGGCGGCCCTCCATCGCAGCGCGGGCGCCGGCCATGATGCCGAGCACGGCGCGGATCACCTCATTGCCGTGGTGCTCCAGCAGCGCCACCTCGTGCGGCTTCCACACGTTGTCGGCGGCCCCGCTGTGCAGGCTGCCGACGAACTCGCCTTCTTTCTGCAGCAGCTCGCCCACGGCCTTCAGCGCGTCCTGGGTGGCCGGTACCGGCGTGGGCTTGAACCACACCACGCCGGCTGGGCGATTCACCGCATCCAGCAAGCGCGGGTCTTGGGTGGCGCCGATGATCTCTTCCAGCTCATCCGGCGTTGGCCAGCGGCGTTCTTCGGTGAGCTTGAGCTTTTTCTGCAGGGTCTCCAGATCCATGCCCAAGTCATGGGCCAGTGCAGTGAGCCCGCCCTTGTAATCGCGCCCGGCGCGGTACAGCGCCTGGCGTAGTGAGAGAACCGGCCCGGCGTCCGGCAAAAGGTCAGTGCGACTCATAACCGTAAATGGCTCCTTTACGGTGTAGCCATCGCGCAGGGCACGCCCTACTCTATGACCACGACCGATGCAGTGCTGTGTCGTCGTAAGCCGGAACAAGGAGGTGAGAGTCCTTGCCCGGCACCCCGCCGGCGCGGGAGGTGAGAGCCTCCCGCGCCGGCAATTTCTTAAGCCGCGTGCGGCTGTTGTAGCTCCTCCGGAATGCAGAAAACATCAGGGCGGAGTTCTTCACGTGAAACACCAGTCAGCAGTTCGACCCGCAGTACCAGCTCTGCTGGCAGCTCGCCTTTCTTCAGCCAGTAAGAGACCAACTGCTGCGAAACAGGCCGCTCTGCTGTTGATACCAACTGCGCGAAGCCGGTCTGCCCACCTGCTTTAGAAATTGCACTGGCGAACGCCTCACGCTTTGTTTCGGAGATGTTCATGGGGAACCTCACAAGTAGTGCTTGGCGCCAATTTACGTGTTTTTTTGTATCGACTCAACAGCTTTATGCGTTTGCTGGCGAACAAAGGATTTTGTAGCCTCGCGCCATGATCAATCTCGACTACACACCCAGCCAGATCGCCCAGCTTTTCAAAGCGCGCAGGGAAGAGCTCAGGCTCACTCAAACCGAGCTGGCCGACCAGACAACCAAACGACTGCCTGCCGGCGATAAGCTGACACAGCAGTCCTATGCCGCTTTTGAGAAGGGAAAATCCCAGACATCACGCCACGCCCCAACCATAGCGACGGTGCTAGGGGTGCTGCCTGAATACCTGGCCCTGACTGGCGGCTCCATCACCCCAGGCGTAAACCCGCACCGCGAACCTGAGGCCACGCTGATTGGCCCTGTGTCAGTATGGGATGACGACACCCCACTGGATGATGACGAAGTAGAGGTTCCCTTGCTCAAGGAAGTAGAGCTATCCGCCGGCTCAGGCCGCACAGCCATTCAGGAGTTCAGCTCTGCGAAGCTCCGCTTCGGGAAGTACACCCTGCGCCGCCAAGGCGTACAGCCCGAGAGCGCTGTCTGCGTATCGGTCTATGGCAACAGCATGGAGCCTGTGCTTCCCCACGGGAGCACCGTCGGCGTCGACCGCTCAAAAACCTCAGTGAAAGATGGCGACATCTACGCACTGAGCCATAACGGCCACCTTCGCGTGAAGATGCTGTATCGACTCCCGACAGGGGGCATCCGGATGCGCAGCTTCAACCAAGCCGAGCACCCGGACGAAGAGTACAGCCAGGAAGATATGGTTACTCAGACCATAGAGGTCATCGGCAGAGTGTTCTGGTACTCAGTTCTCCGCTGATAACCAGCCCGCAAAACAACCCGCCAAGTGCGGGTTTTTTGTTGCCTACAAAAAATAAAAACAAAAAACACTGTTGCCATTAACGTGTTTTCTTGTAATCTGAGCGCGTACCCACTCTCTCACCTCTGGAGTACGCGACATGCAAACGACACAGCACACCCGCTGCCCGGTGCTTCTGCACCCGGCCTGCACCACCAACCCCGACGCAGTACGTGCCGTACAGCAGGCTACCGGCCGGCTGGTGGTGCTAAACGGCGGCAAGCCACAACTCAGTAACCCGACCTTCCACTTCGTTACCGGCGAGGTAGACCCCTTCCCGGCCAGCGTACAAGGCCGCCGCTTCCTTGTTGCCGATGATTTCACCGGCCCGTTCGGAGGTGACGCAGCATGAGCCCGGCCATTCAACTGCTGCTGATCCAGATCATGCAGCTTGGCGCCATGCTGGCTGCCAACCCGCGCTATCAGGTTTTCACCTACGCCTCAGGACACATCCAGCAGATCGAAGTTCTGATCTACCCCGCCGGCGCCGTGTGGCGAGAGAGCCACCCGCGCCCCAAGCCAATTGCGCGCGCAATGGCTTACTGGGAGGGCTATTGCACCCCCCTGGACCCGCAAGAGATGCACGCCGCCGAGCAAACGCGCCTTCAGCGTGAGCTGGAGTTCATGCGCGCAGCCCTGCACGCCTACCTGCCTGCCGACCACACCGACATCACCGACCTTCCGGAGGCCGCATGAGCCAGATCCTGATCGGCCTCGCCGGCCCTGCCCGTTCGGGCAAAGACACCGCAGCCCGCTACCTGGCCGCCCAGTACCAGCTGCTGACCTACGCCTTCGCCATGCCGCTGAAAGCCGCCCTGCAGGTGATGTTCAACCTCACCGTCGAGCATCTCGACGGCGCCCTCAAGGAGCAGCCCTTGGCCTGGCTGGGCAAGTCCCCGCGTGAGCTGCTGCAAACCCTCGGTACCGAATGGGGCCGCGGCCTGGTTCATCAAGAGCTGTGGCTGCGCCTGGCCGCCGAGAACCTCACCAACCTGGCGAACCAGAGCCAGGACTGGCACGCGGGCTTCGTCATCAGCGACGTGCGCTTCGACAACGAGGCCGAGTGGATCCGCCAGCGCGGTGGCGTGGTGCTGCACATTCGCCGGCCGGATGCCGAGGCAGTCAACCCGCACGTCAGCGAATCCGGCATCACGCTGCACGCCCTGGACGTGGTGGTGAACAACGACGCGGACGTGGAGTACCTGCACGCCCAGCTCGACCACGCGATCACCGCCATTCGCCTACGCACGTTCCGCGCCGCCTGAGGCCCGCCGCCATGAATCGCACAGTGAAGGAAGCCGCCCAGGTGCTGGGCATCCGCGACACCGCGCTGCGCGCCTGGCTGCGCGAGAAGGGCCACCTGAACAAGGACGGCTCCCTGGCGGCCAAGCACATCGGCGGCGGCAACTTGTACATGGACGCCCGCGCCACCCAGCCCAAGCAGCTCGGCTTCCGCAAGCACTACGCGGTGCTGAAGGTGACCGAACGCGGCATCGACTGGCTGGCAAAGCAGATGGGCATCGTGATCACGGAAGTACCGCAGAAGGACACAGCAGCATGAGCAAAGCCACCCCCATCACCGACGCCATCGGCGTGCTGAAGCTCACCGGCATGCACTTCAACAACCCCACCGCCGTGCCGGCCGGCACCGTGCGCGACGCCGCCGAGGAGTGCATCCAGCGGCTGGAGGCCATTCCTGCGCAAGCCATGGCGCTGATCAGCCTGTACACCGCCCTGCTGGCCCTGATGCCCCGCGGCTGGCTGCCCCACGTCACCCTCACCACTGACCCGGTGCGCCCCTTCGGCGTGGTGGTCACCGACGAAGCCGGCAACATCGCCAGCCATGCACGCGGCAAGACTGTCGACAGTCTCGTCGAGCTGTTGCGGCTCCGGCTACCAGCGGGGCGCGGGGAGGCAGCGGCGTGAGCAACACCTTCGCAATGCTGCTGGCCAAGCACAAGGCAACCAGCCTGAGCCTGACCGAGGTGCGGGAGGGCTACTTCCCCCACCTCAAGACGGACAAGAGCCTGCGCGCCCTGATCACCAAAGGCGAGATCAAGCTGCCCACTTTCAAGGCCCACCCATCCCGCGTAGCCCCGCTGCGGGTGCGCGTGGAAGACCTCGCCACCTACCTCGACACCCAGGCGCAGACCGCCGCATAGCGGCCTGGCCGCCCACACCACAAGGAGGATTGGCAGCCATGTAACGGAACCGCGACACCTCACCCATGCAGAAGCGCCCCGCGGGGCGCTTCACCAACCTCTCACTGGATACGAGACACAGCACATGAGCAAACGCCCCTTCATGGACACCCTGCGCGAGATTGAGATGGGTGGCCTGCTGGACGAGCTGACCGATGCGCAGCACGACCTCATCGACCTGATCCGCCTCACCAACAAGGCAGGCGCGCTGACCATCACCCTCAACTACAAGCCCGAGGGCGCCGGCCAGATCACCGTCAAGGCAGAGGTGAAGGCCAAAGAGCCGAAGCTGCCGCGCGGTAGCTCGCTGTTCTTCCTCACCCCCGAGGGCAACCTCAGCCGCCGCGACCCCCGCCAGCAACAGATGGACTTGCGCCCTGTCGGCGGCGAGGAGTCTCCCGGCGAGCTGCGCCAGGTCGCCGAGTAACCCTCTCTCACAACCGCTCACAGGAGCACAGCAATGAAAGAAGCCATCGACAAACTGGTAGCCCTCGCCCAGGGCCTGGGCCGCCCGTTCAACGTGGAACAGATCAAGGCCCCGCTCGCGCTGGTCCCGGTCGATACCACGCTGAAAGTGCTCGAAGAGCATCTGCCGGCCCCCACCCGCACCAAACAGCACCTCACCGTGCTGGATGCAAACACCTTCATCGAGTACGTGAAGCGCTTCGCCAGCGCCGCCACCGTGGTGTTCTGCAACGGTCCGGATGGCCGAACCTTCCGCGCGGTGTTCGACTACCACCAGCCCGACCAGCCGGCCTGGGGCTCGCACACCGCATCCTATGCCTGCCCGCTCACCGTCGAGTGGGGCAACTGGAAAGCCTTCGACCGTAAGCGCCTGAGCCAGGCCGACTTCGCCGAGTTCATCGAGGACAACGTCAAGGATCTGGTCAGCCCCGAACAGGCCCCGGACGCACCGACCGCCGCAGACATGCTGGAGATCAGCCGCACCCTGCAGGCGCAGAAGAACATCACCTTCCGCCAGGGCACCCGCCTCGACAACGGCCAGGTGCAGCTGACCTACAACGAGGAGATCGACGGCCGCGCCGGTGAGACTGGCCAGCTGCGCATCCCCGAACAGTTCTACATCGGCGTGAAGCCCTTCCTGGGAGGCGCCGCCTTCCTGGTATCCGCCCGCTTCCGCTACCGCATTCAGGAAGGCCGCCTGGTCATCTGGTACGAGCTGGTGCGCCCGGACAAGGTGCTGGAGGAAGCCTACGGCGCCGTCCGCCAGACCATCAGCGAAGGCATCGGCGAAGTGCCGATGTACGAAGCCACCCTCTAACCCCGTTGCAACACCCCGCCACCGGACTCTCACAACCATTCCCGGCGGCGGGCTCTACGAGGACACAGCACATGCAAACCACCACGCTCACCCTGATCGTAGCCGCCCTGGTACTCGCCCTGATCGGCCTGGCCGTCTACTCCCGCCGCAGCGCCGAGAAAGCCCGCGCCACCGGCTACAACCTCGGCTATGACGATGCCGAAAGCAGCAACGCCGACTTGGCCCGGTACCAGGCCGCCGAGATTCTGCGCCTGCAGAACCAGCTGGCCACCAACCGCGCCGAGCAGAGCCAGCAGGTCGACGCAATCATGCAGGACTGCGATGCCCGCATTGCCATCTACGCCGCCCGTGCGCTGTCGGCCGAGGACATCACCACTCTGCAGGTCGCCAACAAGCAGCTGGCCCTGGCCGCCGAGACCTACAGCAACTTCAAGCTGCACGACCAGACCCGCTTCGCCGCCACCGTGCACGGCCGCCTGGAGCACCTGATCGCCCGCCTGAAGGAAGCCCACGGCAGCAGCAACGCACTGGAACTGGCCGAGCAAGCTCAGCCCAACGGCAAAAGCTGGCTCGTCTACGGCCCGGAAGGCTGCGGCAAAACCCGCAACGCCCGCGCAATCGCCAACGCCCTCGGCCTGACAGACATCCTCGACGACTGGCAACCCGGCATGCCGGCACCCACCACCAAGACCCTGGTGCTGACCAACTCCACCGGCCCCTTCGAGCCGTTCTCGCGCCGCCTCCTCTCCTTCGAGCAAGCCATGAGCCTGGTTGCATCCAAGCAAGGAGCTGCAGCATGAATGCCCTCTGCATCTATCACGGTAACTGTGCAGACGGCTTCGGCGCTGCCTGGGCTGTTCGCCACGGCCTCGGCGAGGAGAACGTCGAGTTCCTCGCCGGCCGCTACGGCATGCCCGCTCCGGACGTGACCGACCGCGTCGTGGTCATCGTCGACTTCTCCTTCCCGCTGGTAACACTCCAGGCCATGGCCATGCAGGCCAGCGCCGTGCTGGTCATCGACCACCACAAGACAGCCGCAGAGGCCCTGGCCGAACTGCAGCCCGCCCCGGCGGATTACTACGAGTGGGCAGACACCCCGCCGAAGCTCTGCGCCCTGTTCGACATGAACCGCAGCGGCGCAGGCCTGACCTGGGACTTCTTCTTCCCAAATACCGAGCGCCCAGCACTGATCAACCACATCGAAGACCGCGACCTCTGGCGTTTCAAGCTGGAAGGCACCCGCGAGATTCAGGCCAACCTGTTCAGCTACCCCTACGACTTCGAGATGTGGGATGCGCTGATGCAGCAGCCGATCAACGCAGCCATCGCCGCCGGCACCGCCATCGAGCGCAAGCACCACAAGGACGTGGCCGAGCTGGTTGCCGGCAGCAAGCGCCGCATGGTCATCGCAGGCCACGACGTGCCCGTGGCGAACCTGCCCTACATCCACTCCAGCGACGCCGGCCACCTGATGGCCCTGGGCGAACCCTTCGCCGCTTGCTATCAGGACACCACCGAGCACCGATACTTCTCACTGCGCAGCAGCGCCGAAGGCCTGGACGTGGGCGAGATCGCCAAACAGTACGGCGGCGGTGGCCACCGCAACGCGGCCGGCTTCAAGGTGCCGTTCGATCACGAGCTGGTCACCGGCCACATACCCGCTCAGCTCGAAACCGCCACGGACTCCCCCGATCTGCGCTCTGCCCTGGCAGAAGTCACCGAGTGCCTACGCCTGGCCTTGACCCAGGGCGAAGTGTCTGCCGCTCGCGCGGGCCGAGCCCTGGCCACCGCGGGCTCTCTGCTCGGCGAAACTCTTGAGGAGGCCCTGGCATGAACTACTGGATCCTGACCAGCACCGCCACGCCGATGGACCTGCTCGTGCCGACACCAGAGATGGTGGACATCAAGCACCTGGCCCAAGCCCTCGGCAACGTCTGCCGCTTCAACGGCCACTGCAAGCACCACTACTCGGTGGCGCAGCACAGCATCCTCGTCTCCAGCATCATCGAGTGGGAAGGCGGCAGCCCGGAAGAAGCCCTGCAGGGCCTGCTGCACGACGCCGAGGAGGCCTACATCGCCGACCTCACCCGCCCACTGAAGCTGCTGCTGATCGAGGCCGCGCATCAGCGCAACGAGGCCTGGCTGAGCATCCTGGCGGAAGCCGGCATCGACCGCGACAGCGCCGCCATGAAGGCCGCCATCCTGCACCTATTGCCCGACGAACAGGGCCAGGGCCTGAGCATCCTGGTGGACGTGTACAAGCAAGTGGCCGACCGCATCCGTGCCGCCATCTGCAAGGCCTACCACCTCGACTTCGAGCTGCCCACCAGCGTGAAGGATGCCGACATGGTGGCCCTGGCCACCGTGAAACGCGACCTGCTGCCGGAGCACCCCGCCACCTGGGAATGCCTCAACGGCTACGAAGCCCTTAACGGCCGCATCGAACAGTGGACGCCAGAGCAAGCCCGCGACCACTTCCACGAGCGCCTCATCGCCCTGCTGGCCACCACCCACCGCCGGAGGGCTGCAGCATGAAGATGGCAAAACCATCCGCCCAGGACATCGAGGCCGCCGACGAGCTGCTGAATATCCTGCAACTGATCGATGCCCGCTTCGGCGGGCCATGGGCCAACCCGGACGCCGGGGACAGCCTCAGCGAGCTGCTGCAGGACGGCGAGGAAGAGTTCGACTGCGACAACACCCTGCACCTGCAGACCCTCTACAACAACCTGGCCAGCCTGCTGCGCAATGCGCCGAACTTCTACGGCCGGGTGATCAGCGGCATGTGCCACGTGATCATGTACGAGAAGAACGAGATTCTCGACCCGGACTCGGACTGCATCGACCTGCACCCGCGGTTCACCGTGATGGCCAAGAACGCCAACCGCTACCTCTGGCTGCGCGCCCGCGATCTGGACACCATCACCTGCGGCGGCGTGTTCGCCGGCCTCACGCCAGACAACCTGGTGCTCAACGGTGAGGATCTGGACGCAGCGGTCGACGCCGCCCTGGCTGCCCAGCAGCCGAGCGAGGTGGCCGCATGAGCACCGTCCACGACCCGATGAAGGAAGTCATCAGCCTGCACGGCCTGGGCTTCATCCAGGTGCAACTGCAGGGCGACCAGCGCCTGCACGTCTGGCACCCCGACCTACCACGGCGCCGTTGCTTCGAGCACTCGGCCATTCACAACCACCGCTTCAGCTTCGACTCCCACGTGCTCGTGGGCGAGCAGATCAACATCAGCTATCGCGTCGTGGATTCCAGCGAAGAGGCGGCCACCCACCGCCTCTACCTGCACGAGGGGCCGCGCACCGCCAACGGCGGGCGCCCTTGGGAGCCGAATGCCCCGGTGATCATGCAGGAGGAGAACCAGCAGGTAGTCCCTGCCGGGCTGGTCTACCGCATGTTCGCCTACGACTTCCACCGCACCGAGCCAGGCGGCGATGGGCGCGTGGCCACCCTCATGACCAAGACAGGCGAAGGCAAGCACGGCGCCATGTCCAGCTGCCGCATCGGCGTGCAGCCCGACACGGACTTCGACCGCTTCCAGCTGCCACCGGCCGAGCTGTGGGCCTACGTCATCGAGGTGCTCGGCGCCCAAGGCCTGGCGGTAGTACACAAGGAGGTGACCCGATGAGCAGCCTTTACCGCATCCACCCCCAGCCCAGCTTCAACTTCGGCGGCCTGGTGATCGACAACTTCGCCGGGGGCGGCGGCGCCTCCACCGGCATTGAGATGGCGCTTGGCCGGCCGGTGGATATCGCCATCAACCACGACCCCGAAGCCATCGCCATGCACGAGATCAACCACCCGCACACCAAGCACTACTGCGAGAGCGTGTGGGAGGTGGACCCGCGCGAGATCACCCAAGGCCGTCCCGTCGACCTCTGCTGGTTCAGCCCGGATTGCAAGCACTTCTCCAAGGCCAAGGGCGGCAAGCCGGTAAAGAAGGAGATTCGCGGTCTGGCTTGGGTGGCCATCCGCTACGCCGCCACCGTGCGCCCGCGAGTGATCATGCTGGAGAACGTCGAGGAGTTCGTCACCTGGGGGCCGCTGGCCGAGGGGCGCCCCTGCCCGAAGAACAAGGGCCGCACCTTCAATAGCTTCGTCAACGCCCTGCGCCGCCACGGCTACCAGGTGGAGTGGCGCGAGCTGCGCGCCAACCAGTACGGAGCCGCCACCATCCGCAAGCGCCTGTTCCTGATCGCCCGCAGCGACGGCCTACCCATCGTCTGGCCGAGCCCTTCGCACCTGGCAGCCAGCAGCGCCGAGGTGAAGGCCAAGCAGGCACAATCGCAGCGCCTCGCCGCGGACATCATCGACTGGTCGCTGCCCTGCCCTTCGATCTTCACCCGCAAGCGCCCGCTGGCAGAGGCCACTCTGCGCCGTATTGCCCGAGGCATTCAGCGCTATGTGATCGATGCGGCCGATCCTTTCCTCGTCAAGGTTAACCACGGCTATGACTACTTCCGCGGCCAGCCGCTGGACGAGCCCCTGCAGACCATCACCAGCAAGCTGGGCACCGGGCTGGTAGTGCCGACCCTGGCACCTCTAATCACCGAGTGCGCCAATGCCAGCAGCCAAGGCAAGGTCTGGCGCCCTGACGAACCGCTGCGCACTATCTGCGCCGAGGTGAAGGGTGGCCACTTCGCCGTGGTTGCCCCCACCCTGGTGCAGCTCGGCTATGGCGAGCGCCCAGGTCAGGCGCCACGCGCGCCCGGGCTGGACAAGCCACTGGGCACCGTTGTGGCCGGTGGCGGCAAGCATGGCCTGGTGGCGGCCTTCCTCGCCAAGCACTACGGCGGCAACTACACCGGCCCGGGCGCACCGATGGATGCACCCGCGCCAACAGTCACCACCGTGGACCATAACGCCCTGGTCACCAGCCACCTGGTCAAGCTGCGCAACAACTGCATCGGGCAGGATGTGCACGAGCCCATCCACACCCTAACCACGGGCGGCCATATGGGGGAAGTCCGCGCCTTCCTGCTCAAGTATTACGACACCGCAGTCGGTCAGGCCCTGGACGAGCCCCTGCACACCATCACCACCAAGCACCGCTTGGGCCTGGTGATGGTCAAGGGGGAGCCCTACCAGATCGTCGATATCGGCATGCGCATGCTGGAGCCTCATGAGCTGTACGCCGCGCAGGGCTTCCCAGCCAACTACATCCACGACCGCACCATCACCGGAAAGCGTCTCAGCAAGGCAGCCCAGGTGCGCATGTGCGGCAACAGCGTCTGCCCACCAGTGGCCGCCGCCCTGGTGCGCGCCAATCTGGTCGAGCTGCAGCAGGGCGAGGTGGCAGCATGAGCACCCGCAAGCCCCACAACATACGCGCCCGCCTTGAGCGCAACTGCCGGGCTCTGGTGCGCACCAATCACGCCGCCGTGATCAACATCGATCCGGCCGGCGGCCAGCACCTGGTGAACTGGAAAACCGGCCGGATGATCAAGTCGCGCCCCATGGTCGACGCTGTGTGCGACTTCGCCCACCCCTGGTGCATCTACATCAGCGCCCTGTGCATCGACCAGTTCGGCCAGCGCTACATCAAGAGCACCGAGGTGGCGCCGCAAGGCGTCTACCTCGCCGGCCAACTAACCGACGTGATCGAGGCCTTTTACCGCGAGCACCTCGCCGGCTGTAACTCGAAGCACATCGTCAGCTCCGGCTGGATCGCCATCCCCAACAGCGTGAGCCTGGACGAAAGCCAGGCCGCAGCTCTCTTCGACGCAGTCGGCGCCTGGCCGACAAAGGAGGCAGCATGAAGGACTCAGTACCCAACCCGCAGCTGCAGGCCTCCCGCATCAGCGCAACCATCAGCACCGGCTTCAACGTCACCACGGCAGATGGAAAACCTGCGCGCATGGCCATCGTCGACGAGGACGGCAACGTGGTAGAGGTAGGCGCCGCGGTGGCCTGGGCGGCCTGGAAGGTGTGCATCGAGGCGCAGGAAAACTACTGGGAAGGGATGGGCCACCTGGTGGTTCACAGCAGCCCACCCGGCGACCCTGAACTGGCAGCCCTCCTGATCGGAAAGAAGGCCGCCTGATCACCCCTGGCGGTCGCGGCTGGCTTTCCAGTCACCCGACCGCCGATCTATATCCAGCGCAACACGCCGACCCGCCCGCGACACCAGCACCAGATGAATCACCCGTGACTTGGGATCTGGTACTACACCCCGCATGTACACAGTGATCCGACTGAACGTATCAAGCACCAACTGGCGCAGCTGCTCCCGCGCCGGGCTGTAGATATCCTTCGCGTCCACGGCCAGCCTGCGCCACAGCTCGGCGGCGGCGGGCGTCTGAACCTGTGCCTTCGCTGCCTGCTCTCGCTCCAGTTGCTCTGCCTCGGCCTGCAGTTGCCGCAGATCGGCCTCCAGCTCACGCGCCTTACGCACAAACGCCAGCGGCGCTGCTCCCTGATCATCGGCCAGCAACGCCTCGGTCACCCTCGCCAGCTGGCGCTCAACATCCGCCTGCCGGCGCTGACACGCCAGCAGACGCTGCCGCAGCGCCTGACCATCGTCGGTTGGCTGCAGAAGGCGGCTCAGGTTCATCTGGTCTGAGCAGTAGGCCAGCAAGGCTTTTTCAACCGGTACCACGCTGCAGCTGGCAGCCTTGCAGCCCAAGCTGTTGCTGTATGACGTGCAGTGCAGGCGCCGGTGGCCATCGACCAAGGTGCCATCCTCACGGGCGCGGCTCAGTAAGTTCTGCGCAACCACCGCCGTGCCGCAGTACCCGCAGTACGTGATGCCGATCCCCGTCACCAACCCAACGATATCGCTGGCACCGCGCCGACCGTGCCGCGTGCCCGCCGCGGCCTGCAGCTCTGCGTATTCAGCCTCGCTCAGCACCGGCGGGTAGTAGCCCTCAAGCAGGTAATCCTCGCCGTCGACGCTGATCCGCTTGGCTCCCCACAGCGCCGGCAGCTTGACCAGCCGATAGATCTGCTGGCCGGCGATCCCCCAGTCGCTTAGGACATGGCCACGCTCAGCCAGCTTGCGCACGGCCCGCGTGGCGCCCTCGCCCTGCTTGTACAGCTCGATGGCGTAGCGCACCGCCTCAACGCGCTCAGGAATCAACTGCCAGGCCTGACCATCCCACCGCAACCATTGGGGGTCTTTCCCGTTCCGGATCAACCCGCGATAGGTGCCGGCCTTCCAGCCCTCGCATTGGCGCCTGATCGCCGCCTTGACCCGCTTGCTCTTGGTATCCGATTCCTCGTGCGCGCGGATCATCACCAGCAGTGAATAGACCAGGTCCATCGGCTGCGCCTTCAGGCCGGCGCGGTTGTACTCCCGGCCATCGCTGGCGGTGACCACGGTGATGCCGGCGTTGATGATCTGAGCCAACTGCGCCTGCGCCTGTATTGGCTCAGCCCGGCTGAGCCGATCCAGCCCCTCGACGATCAGCACCGAGCCCTCCGGTATCCGGCCCTCATCGACCGCCTTGAGAAAAGCCCCCAGCGCACCCTGCTTGACGTGCAGCTGGTGGTAGGCAGACAAGCCCTCGTCTCGAAGCGACAGGCTCTCATCGAGCAGCAGCCCCCGATCTGCCGCCCAGCGCTGGGCGTATTGAAGCTGACGATCGGCACTGCTACCCGTCGCCTGCCGAGGATCGGAAAACCGCAGATAGCTGTATACTCGCGCGTTTATTTTTGGCAC